GTGCATGACGATGAGGTCGGCACCGGCGTACCGGTTGCTGTTGACCTGCTGGATGCCGTCGACAATCTTGCTGTAGAGCTCGGCAGCGGTCGGCGACGCATCCGTGTAGGTCACGGTGTTGGTGCCGGCAACGTTGCTGAGGCCCAGGAGCTGACCGGACGAGCCGGTGCCGTTGAGCAGCTGGTTGTCGAGGGTGGTCGCCATCGCGCCGAGCATGTCGGCCGCCACGAGGGCGTCGACGCCGGTGCCACGCTCGACGGCCTGACGGCTGAGCTGCTGGCCGGCGGCGATGGTGCGCACGTCGGCGGTGAGCAGCGTGTCGTCGATGTCGGTCTCAGACACGGCATCGTTCTCGGCGGCCTGCACGGCAGCGCTCGAGCCGGTGGTCACACGCGAGATGTTCACGGTGAGGCCGTCGGCCGGGAGCGGCAGCGAGGTGCACTGGTCAGCGAACGGCCGGCCCGCACGGGCGAGCTCGGCGGCAAGCTGCGTCAGGTACTGCGGCACGACGAGGCCGGCGTAGTTCGCCGAGCTGCCGTCACGGTGCTCGACAGCCATCTCGTCACGGTGACGTTCGAGGCGGGCCTGAGCGTCGCGGTCGCCGTAGGTCTGCGCGTGGTACATGTCCGAGAAGAAGCTGTGAGAGCTGCGCTCGGAGTAGGTGATCGGCTCGCTGTGGACCTGGACAACGCCGGCGGCCGAACGGGCCTCGGGTTCGTCGGTCGCAGCGACCTCGGCACGAAGCTTCGCCGCTTCGAGGTTCTGAACCTGGATGGCACGAAGCTCGGTGATGCGCTCGTCGAGGGCATCGGCACGGGCCTTGAGGTCGGCGAGGTTCTTGTCCTCGGCCTCGTTCAGGTCACGGGATTCGTCGGCGGCACGGGTCAGGATGCCGTCCACCGTTTCTGACAGTTCTGCTCGTTCTTCGACGAGCTGGTCAAGCAAACGCACGATTGCGCCTTTCTTGGAGTGGGTGGAGTGTCGGGTGCTGGCCGGGTGCCCGTAGCTGGCGGGCGGCGCTTCCAGCGGCGCAACGTGGGTTTCGGGTGAATCTATCACGCCGGTCGGCGTGCTTCGGTCATCTGTTTCGGTTTGGCGTCGTGCCCAGCGGGCTGCGCGCATGACGTCGCCGCTGATATCGCCGCCCCAAAGCAGCCAGGCGACCTGCCCGGCCGTTGGTCGGTCGCTGTCGCCGGCCAGGTACGCACGAGCTCTCGGCGAGTCGAGGTCGCCCTCGTGGCGTGCGAACCACGGACCCATCAGGCGGGCCTTCTGGTCGCTGACGGTGCCCTCGGCCATTCTGCGGGCTGCTCGGACCGTTGCGGGCTGGAGGCCGTCACCGGCGAACTCAAGCAGCCTCAGGCCTCGTTGGGCGTTGCGGCGAACGTAGGCGGGTGCCTCGGGCATCAGTCTGTCTGGTAAAGGATGCTGACGGTTTGGTCGGCGTTGCCGGACACGGCCCACAGTTCTTCGTTGGCCGGGATGAACATTTCCAGCAGCAGGTTCTTCGGGATTTCGAGGCCGTTGCTGGTGAGCACGTCGGAGCCGCCGAGGTAGACCGGGTGGCTGCTGTCGTCGTGGAAGTAAACGTGCCGGTTGGTGTTCTCGGCCTCGAGGATGCGCACAGCGGTAAGGCCGACGGTGAGCTGCTCCGACTTCATCGTCATGCGAAAGCTCCACGCCAGCGGGCGAGCCTCGGTGCGATCTCGGGGTCGTCGGCGTCGAACTGGCGCACGCTGAGGACGCGCGCTTCTTGGTATGCAGGATCCTCGACAAAGCCGACGTGGTGCATGCGGGCCTCGACCCTGACGACGTGCTGACCCGTGCTGCGTGTTTCTGTGCGTGACCTGATAGGGATAAAGCCGACGGAAAGACCGGTGACCATGCCGTCTTTAGCAAGTGACAGCACTTCGGTCGCTCGTTCGGTGCGGGCCATGCGGAACTCGGCGACGAGGCCGTCGTGTGTGTCTTCCCACGAAACGCTGCGACCGACTGGCAGCGTAGTATTTGACTCGTGCTGCTGGTAGAGCGGGATTTTGTGCCCACGTTCTTTGAGCGTCTTTGTGAATGCGCCACGCTCAAAGCTCTCAGTCACTCCGCTGGGCATGCGGTATTCGCCGGCCCAAGGCACGACTACGCCTCGCAAGTAGCGAAACCCATCTTCGTTTCGTGTCTCGATGCCGTCAAAGCTGACGGTGCGTGTCTCAATCTCGGTCACGTCAAGCCCTCCAAAGCTCGGACCTCGTCGATGGTCAGGAAGCCCGCCCGCAGGCCAGTCTCATAGGCGTCGTAGCGTGTTTGTGTGTCTGCTCGCAGCACAGCGTCGAAGTTGAACACGGCCCGCTGACCTCGAGGCAGCAGCGTCGACAGCGCTTCCTCGATCTTGATCGCCAGCGGCCGCAGCGTGAACCGAACAAAGAACTGCGAGTCCTGCTGCACGTTGCTGTACGTCTTCGAGTCTTGCGAGGGCACGCCGACGAGGTGCGGCGGGACACCGAACAGGGTGCACATTTGTTCGGCGTTGTACCGGCGGCTGTCAAGCAGCTCCATATCGACCGATGAGAACTCCAGCGGCTGGTACTTGACGCCGCCAGACAGCACGGCCGGGCCTCGTTGCCGGCCGCCGTTGCCAGCGATCCACGCCGCTTTCAAGTCCTGGGCCTGCTCGCTCGTGATCTCGTTTTCGGAGTGCAGCACGCCGTCGGGCAGCGCGCCGGTCGTGAACGCTTGTGCGGCGTATTGGTCGGCGGCGAGCGCCTGGGCGATGCTTTGCCGGTTGTAGTCGAGCGGGCCGTAGCCGACGACGTGGCCGGGCAGCGTGAAGTTGCGGATGTGCAGCACGTCCTCGGGATTGAGCGCGCCTCGTGATGTGCGGTACTGCGGCCGGCCGTCGAGCATGAACACCTGGATGGCTTCAGGGTCGAGCAGTACGACGTTCTGCACGAACCCGAGGCTGTTGCGGTTACCGGCCAGTAGGTACGCATTCCCGTTGATGAGTAGCGAGGTGACCAGCGCGGCCATGAACTCGGAGCGGGTGCGGTCGACCTCAGGAGCTGCGAGCAGGGCCGGCGTTTCGACCATTTCGCCGTTGCGTTCGGCGTGAACGGGCAGCGAGCCGATCTGGTCCGAGATCAGCGTCACGCACCGGTTTGCGACGACGTCAGACAGCAGCGTGTCTCGCGTGACCGACATCGGCCCGAACAGCGTTTGGGACGTGATGCTGCGGGCGGGCAGCTCGATGGTGGTCGCCCTCGTTTCGACGTTTCTGCGGATCAGGTCGCCAATCATCCTTCACCAGCCTCGACGGCGGCCGACACGATGACGACAGCGATACCGACAGCGAACGCTGCCGGCCACGCTCCGAACTCCATGAGCACGGCGATGATCGCCAGCAGCAGGCCGGCGACTTGAAGGGCGGCGTGATACATCAAAACACCTGCGGGGTCGGTTTCGGCGCGACTGAGATTGCGCCCCATAGCGCAAGGCTAGCAGCCACCAGCGGCGTGACTGGTGTTTCTCCTGTGCGCTTCCATGCCCACCGGTCACCGAGCCGCCGGCGGGTTGCCGAGGCTACTGCGTCGGTGAGAATGCTGTCGCCGAGGTGGGCGAGTTTGCCGTCAACGATGGCGTCGTGCATGGTGGCGCAGCTGGCGCAGTAGTCACGGGCACCGACCTCAAGGGTGTTGAGATGCTGCAAGTGTGGCAGCAGCGACCCAGCCGCAGCGCCGGCGTCGATGACGATTGTTGCGCCCCAGCGTTGTGCGAGCTCGGCGAGGCGTGCAGGCACCCAGCCGACACCGGGCCGATGGTCGACAATCTCGGTCAGGTACCGGTCGCCGGTCTGCGAAGCAATTGCGATTGTTGACCAGTCTCGCATCGGGCTGACGTCGACACCGAGGGCGAGCTTGTCGCCGTGCGGCAGGTCGTGCTCTTCAAGCTGTGCGAACACGGCCAGGTCGAGGGCGTAGTCGCCGGCCTCCAACGGCCACCGGTTCAAGATTTCTCGGTCGAACAGGTCGGTGGTCATGGTGCCGTGAAAGTCTTCGACGGCTGCCATCGTGACGCCTTTCTCCTCGGCGAGCGTCGGGATCGCTGCCAGCCACGTTTCGGGGTCGTCAGGGTCGGCGTCGTCGGCTGCGGCCCACTCGAACCAGGCCAGCGAGGGCGAATCACCGGCCCGGCCGAGGTCACGGTAGTGGCGCAGCAGCTGCGACGAGCTCGTCCCGGCGTTCGACGCCAGCCACATTTGCGACGACGGCCTCGTCGACATTGTCGGACCGAGCGCACCGA